TAATCTTATATAACGTCAATACAATTAATTATTCTATTAAGATTTATAATAATCTTATTTCCAAAAACAAATTTAAGGAGAAACAAATGGCAAAATCAGATTTGCTAAAAGAAGCAATTGCGGATGCTAAAGCTGTTAAAGAAACTGCTCTAGCCAATGCTAAGATTGCATTAGAAGAAGCATTTGCTCCAAGGATTCAATCAATGTTATCAACTAAATTAGCTGAAGAAGACATGGAAGACGACCAAATGGCAACGCCAATGGGAGAAGCTGAAATGGATTTAGAAGCCGAATTAGGAGATGCTGGTATGGATGATATGGGTGCAGATGATATGGGTGACGACATGGGTGACATGGACGGACAACCTGACTCAGTAGGCATTGGTGTCGATTTAGATTCAGATGGTTCATATGATATCGAAGGCGAATTAGGAGCTGGAGATGAAATGGATGCAGAAGCTGAATTAGATGGCATGGGTGACGAAATGGAACCAGAAGCTGAAGTAGCTGACGAATTAGAATTAGAATCAATCATTAGAGAATTAGAAGAAGATCTTGAAGAAGAGATGGACACTAATGAAGCTGATATTTACGCTGAAAACGTAAATGAAGAAATGGATGATAAAGCTGATGAAAAAGAAGTAGCTAAAGAAGGTAGAGGCGACAAAGAAAAAGTTGAAGAAGATTTAAACATCGATGAAATTATCGAATCAATTCTTTCCGAAGAAGATGAAGAAGATGATAACAAAGAAGTAGCTAAAGAAGGAAGAGGTAGTAAACCTATGAATGCAGCAGATGAAAATCCAGCTGACGATAAACCTTCTGACACTGATCTTCAAGAAGAACTTACTGAAGCGTATGATACTATTCAGTCTTTAAGAGGTACTATTAATGAGGTAAATCTTTTAAATGCAAAATTATTATATACTAATAAATTATTTAGAAACTTTGAATTAGACGAAAATCAAAAAATGAAAGTAATTGAAAATTTTGATAGAGCTGGTAATACAAGAGAAGTAAAATTAGTATTTAGTACACTAGCAGAGAGTTTTCACGTTCCTTTAAAGAGACGTGTTATGGTTAAAGAAAGCTATGCTTCTAAACCAGTAGAAACTACCGCTCCAACAACTAAAACAAAACAAATTATTAACGAAGGCAATGAATTAGCTAATAGATGGAAAAAATTAGCTGGATTGCTTGACTAAAAAAGAAAGAAAGAAATAATGGAAATTTCATCATTATTAGAAGACAATAATCCTTCCCAAAGATCGGCCGCTAAAGGTTTAGTATCAAAATGGGAAAGAACAGGACTTCTTGAAGGCTTAAATGGTGATACTGAAAGAGCTGGGATGTCCCAGTTACTAGAAAACCAAGCTAGACAATTAGTAAAAGAATCATCTGCTACTGGAACTGCTGCAAACTCTGAAGAGTGGGCTGGAGTTGCTTTACCATTAGTAAGAAGAATCTTTGCTGAATTTGCTGCAAAGGAATTCGTATCAGTACAACCAATGAATTTACCTTCAGGTCTTGTATTTTATCTAGATTTTAAATACGGTACCGCTCAACCAGGCTTTGAAACAACTGGTGGTACATCAAATGAGTTTAAATTTGGTTCTCCAAATGCTAACAACTCTATGTTTGGTGTAACTTCTGACGCAGCTGATGCATCAGGTGGTTTATATGGTGCTGGTAGATTTGGATATTCAATCAACGAAACATCAAGTGCTGTTGTAGCTACAGTTGAAACAATAACATCATCATCTGTAAATTATGATTCAGCATTTACTGCACCTGCAGTAGGTACATTAGCATCGCATGCTATTGTAAAAGTAGCTAAAACTGCTTTAGGTAATGCTGATTTTACTGCAGCTAGATCATTTACATTAGAAACAGGTTCAGGTACAATAACACAATATCCTGCATTTACTAAAGTAGGATCAAGTCACGTAGAATTTATCGTAACCGGATCTGGAGCAACTGTTACTGGTGTTAACTATACAGTTAAATTTAGTAAACAACCAACTGACACTACAAGAGGTGACTTTGAAGATTCAAATCCATTTAAAGGTGGCGCAGCTGCTAACGGTGGTATCGACAAAGGTGACGATATTGATATTCCAGAAGTAAACTTAGAAATGCAGTCAGACCCAATTGTTGCTAAGACAAGAAAGTTAAAGGCTGTATGGACACCAGAATTTGCTCAAGATTTGAATGCTTATCATTCAATTGATGCAGAAGCTGAATTAACTTCAATG